GTTTGACCCATGAGCTGCATTATAAGCGCCTTTTCCTCGTTAGTCATATATTAAAGATCCTTAAGTAAGTCATCAATATCTTCATCAGTCGTTGTACTCTCGGCGGATGCTCCTGCAGCGACTGGTTCTGCAGCGACTGGTTCAGAAACCACATTAGTTGTAGATTGGGTATTGGTTTCTTCTACCTCATCACCAGTTTTGCAGTAATAATGCTCATTGAGCATAGCTTTAAGATCGTCAGAAGATTTAAGAGTAAACACTTCATCCAGCTTAAAGACCTTTTCGTATAGACCTTTTTGATCTTCTTCAGAAAGATTTAATTTACCAGCAGTAGTAAAGCGAGAAGAAACATAGGTCGGAAAACCTCCTTGATCTTCAACTTTAATTTTTAGGCTAGCGCCATCTGAGCCTAGATCAAAAATACGTGGGCCGAACTCTTCGGCATCTTCACCTTCAATAGCTTCAGTTACGATCTTATGTAACTGTTTACCATATCGGAGCATTTTTACTTTACCATTATTATCCGGATTAGTCGGGTCGTCAATAACATAGACATTTACTAACCATTTTTCTAAACGCTTAACTGCTCCCATTCTTTCTTTCTCTTCTTCGGACCCTGTTCTTAAGACACGGAATCGCTCTTCAGCAATTGGATCTCTTTCTCCAAAAGTTTGAGGACTGAGAGCCTGCACATACTGGCCGGTTGCGAACGACGTCCACCCGTGATTATAATAATGGAAAAACGTTTTAACAGGATCAGGGCTATAAGGTAAAAGTCTTACAGTATAAACATTACCAGGCCGGGTTGCCATGATTTCGTTATAGGTATTATTAGTTTTTTGACTATCGCTTACAAGAGCGTCTTTTATTGATTGAAACATTGATGAATTAAATGCACTCATATGTACTATAATAATGTCTCAAATCTATTATTCAACTGTTCTGCTATACTTTTTCCGCAGTTATAATAATTTCAAATTTTTATTATTATTAAGGAACTTAGTAACGTATTTTGATTTGGTAATTAGTGGATCAAAATCTATAAACACCTTAACCATTTCATAGTTGGTTTCAACTGTTAACAGCGTCTTAAAAAGATCTCTTAACCTCTTTTCTTTTAAAAGAAGAAGAAATATATTTTGATAGGATAGTTTTTTGCCTTTCAGAAGAGAGCAAAAAGTACAAAAACAGAGTAGTAAGTGCTCTGTTTCTTTATTTTGAATTGAATGAGACGGTCCTGGCTCTGGTCCTGTTTTTAACATGGTTTAAAAAGTTTAGTTAATTCTCCAAATTTTTCTGTTAGTGTACCACCAGCAGCTTTTACAGACCCACCACCGTTACATAAATTCTTAGCTAGTATACTTACATCAGCTGAAGATTGCTTACTTCGTCTAAATGAAACTAGTTTAGCTTCTTTATTAACTACAATTCCTATATCTGCTTTATACTTCTTCATAAAATAGTGTATCACCTCATTAATTGAAAAATTTGCAAAGGTGGCTATTACTTTATAATCTTTTATTTTACCTTCAAAAAGCTCTGCGCTTTTAATTTGTTCTTTAAACTTTCTTAAATAAAGTTTAATACTATTCTTTTCGAAAACAGAATACTCTCTTATACCAGTTTCAAACGCATCAACAAATGTATTCACTTTTGGTCTGTTATAGGTATTAAAAATAGCATTTAACTCTAACGGTATTTTGCTTTTCATATTATATGAATCATATTGATCAATATACTCAATAAGTTTTAATTGATTAGGTGTAAGGTGTGTTAGCCTATCTTTAAACTTCTTGTATAGCAGATCAATACATGATGTATGGGGCTCTATAATAGCTTTAGCTGTTTTATAATAGTCTATTAAACCAGCATGACACGCGTGATGGTCAATTACAACAAATTTCTCCCTATCAACATAAGGGATGATGTCTTTAGTTAAAGCCATGTCTAATACAAAAATTCGATCATAATGATCGAATGTTTCTTCTCGGCTCATAATATTAGACGAGAGAGCCGATTCAGCAGTTTCAACAATTACAATATTTGCATGCCGAAAATACCATTTAAGTAGTAATGCTGACCCAGCCCCGTCTAAATCATTATCCGTATAAACTAGGATATTCACTGTGTTTATTTAGTTCCTTTTAAGAATTTGCAAGAGCAGCTAAAGCGTTCAGAGTTTCATTATCATCATCTTCTAGCTCCACGTCATCAGCTTCTTCAATGGTTAGAGTAGAATAATCTATCCTCATTGCTTGGGTTGTACCCCGAGGTCCATAACGATTTTTCATCATACCTAAGCGAATAATACCTAGGCCGCGGTCCTCTTCGTTTTGATAAATTGATAAAATTACATCTGCGGTGGCGGCTAGACCTATAGATTCAGAAATGGTCGCCAAGTCAGGGTTATCTTGATCAAACCCAGCTCTATTTAACTGAGTGGCTGATATAATAGGACATTCAAATAGGTAGCTCATCGCGCGAACCTGCTCAGTTACGTGTTTAATTCGCTCGTAGGAATTATTACCAACACTTGAATGCATTAAGTTGAGATAATCTAAAACAATAGCATCGAGCTTGATACCGTTTTCAGTAAACTTTTTTATAAACGCTTTAAGTTGATTAGGTGTAACGGTCGAAGGAGGGAATTCTTTGATAAAAATTTGACCTGCTTCTTCACTAATAGCTTGCTTGATAGAGCCGGTGTTAGTTTTCATCTCTTTCATTGGTACTTTAGAGATATTAGCACATATACGTCTTGCGTAAAGAAGTTCTGACATTTCAAAAGTAACTAGCAGGACATTCTTACCTTTTGCAGCTATGTTTTTTGCCACATTGCCTAAGAATATTGATTTACCTATATTTGTTTCTCCAGCAAATACATATAAGGATTTACCTGCTTCTAAGAATCCTCCGTCCAGGTTACTGTCTAACCATTCCCAATCACTTGGTATATGAGCTTCAACAGAATTAAGATCATCAATAAGTAGATCGATATCTGTGTGAAGATCGAACCCAAGATCAGTAACTAAATTGATATTACAAGATTTTTCAAATTTATCTAAAACTACAGACGTATCAACTTTACCTTTCGACACGTCTTCAGCTACATCGAGCATGGTATGATATACCGCTTTCTCTTTTAGGAACTGTTCAGTATTATCATACAACTCGTCCTGATCAAGGTTTTTATCGATATCCGAAAATGAAGTAACTAGCCCTCTAAATGATTCTTTTTGATCGTCTGTAACTAAATGAGACTTTAGTTCAGTAGTAGTAGGGAGCTTGTTTCTCTTCTCACTAAAGTCCTTAATAATAGCGAATACGTCTGCAATAGCTTTATTTTTAAAGTATTGAGGCTTTATAAAATCAGCTACACTAGCTAAGTACCCACTATCAGTAAGAGATTTGTAAATTAGAATATTTTCGAAATAATCTAAATCTAGTTTGCTCACAATGGTAGTATAATTACGTCTTCCACTTATTCAAGAACCATTTTTCGCCCTGTTTGAACTCATCAGTAAATTCTGTTAAGCCTGGCGAAGCATGAGTAACGTATATATCTGAAACACCGTTTTTAAATCCTGCTTTATGAGAGGCTAACGTGTAGTCTATATCATAAAAATGCCATTTCGAGGGGCAATCTTCGTCAAATCTAACTTTTTTAAATACTTCTCTTTTTATTGCTAAGAAAACACCATCAAGTAGGACTGCTCTATGTGGATACGGTCCAAAACTAGTCATGGCTTTTTTATTTCCGTGTAGATGTGCGACTGCTCCGTGTAGCTTGTTGCCGTTAAACCCACCACCCATTAAATGCCACAAGGCTGGTTGTTGTAGCTTTACTTCAGTTGTACCGGCGACACCTAATACGTCATATTTCTCAAAATTCTCGAGCATTTTTTCATGGGAGAAGTTTTCTAAGATAATATCGTCGTGAACTAATACAATATACTGTACGTTTTCCTTAATAGCAAAGTCTATTGCTTTATTATAAATTTTTTGAAGGGAGCTTTTATTGTGTTCTTTAAAAAATATTTCATCCCGGTATTTAGAACTTTGAAATAGAAGTGTATCCTCTTTCTTACCTTTTGTCGTTGAAAATATAAAAAGATCGCTCATAGAAACAGGAAAGGTGAAGTATGTTTAAATACACCAACCTTATTAAACCGGTTAGTGCTTTTTTTAAGTCTAAATATTACCCCCTCCGGTACTTCTTTATAATTATTACCGCCTATAGTTGAAAAACAACCATCATTATTGTAATGTAGAGCTGATCCAACTCTTGCTAGATATAATTCATTAGTGTCACAATCTAAAATAGATAAAGCGAAGGATCCTTTTAGTAGCTCTAACGCTTTTTTAATGTATTTTATGGGGTTAAGTTTTTTTGACCTATCCTTTTCCATAAAACGTTGAATTAAATTTACTATGAGAGCAGAATCCACTGGGTTTAAGATGTATGGAAGGTGCTTTTTTCTTATCTCTTCTTCATTAGTTATAACACCATTATGAAACACCATCCAAGATATCGTTTCAAATGGATGTGATGTATCATAATGCCACTTTCTTTGTGCAGATGTGGGAGCTTGTACGTGTCCCATGTAGTAACAGGCTTTTTTATCCAAGCGGGTTTTATCAAAATTGATATTACCCTCTTTTTTCATTACTGACTGTTCATATTCTTTTAACTGAACTATACTACTTGCAAAATTACCTCGTTGTTTATTTGCTTCGTATAGAATCTCAATCATCGTTCTATCAAATGACCCGAATATAGCGCACATATCTTATATTAATATATACCAACATGTTGTCAATAATCACCGGTCTATTTTTCCCAGTCAAACTTAAACCCAGGTTCCCACATATAGGAATTGTCGACGTAGTAATTATATTGACCACCGGGTCCAGCATCTCTTATCTTTTCATCTAGACGCCGCATTCTAAGTACCCATGGAGATGGCTCACCTATACTTTCTCTATGTTCTTTAGGAATACGCCAGAAAAGGTCAATATTACCGTATCTTTTATCCTTAGCCAGCGCGTGATCTGGGTATTCTACACCATCAATAGTATACCATTTTTTTTGCTTCTTTTTAGTCTTGTTAATACCTAAAGCGTTAAGTGTTTTTTTACCTAAACCTCTTACCTTAAAAAGATCATCATTTGTTCTAAAGGGCCTCATTCCTACAATACGTTTAACGGTAGTTTTACCCACTCCAGGTAACTTCCGGAGCTGGTTGTCGGTCATTTTATTAAAATCATTATAATTCAGCTTCATGCGTATAAATATATTATATGAGTTCCTTTGATATATTCAACGATCTTTACGATAGGTGTGAGGTTTTAAGTGAGAGAAGCATTAAAGAGTTGCAAAAAGCTGCAGGAGCGGGTCCTGACGGCTTAAATTTAATGTTAAAAGCGTATAAAGATGAAAAAACAGGTAAACCTGTTACAGCAATATCAAGAGTTAAGAATATGATATTGTTAAGAGCGTTATACGATAAAGATTTTATTGATGAGGGTCAATTAAAGCAATTGCAGAAGAAGGCTACCTCTACAACCTATATTTCTAACACGTTAAAAGAGCTTAACCCGGAAGCGCATGAACGACTCTTCGGAGATGCTCAAAAAAGTGACGAAGTGCTTGATTATATCAAATCTGATGCAGAAAAAATGCTTAGATTTGGTCTAACTAACCTTAGAGGTAAAAATTTTAAGGAAGAACCGGTGGAAGACACGCCAACTGAGCCAGATGCTAAGGAATTAGAAGATGAAGTAGATGCAGAACTTGTTAAAGTCGCTAAAGGGTTAACTTCACAAGAAGTTGAAGATACTGTTTTGGATTTTGATGATGTTGATGTAAATATTGCCGGATTACCTAATAGAGATGAGATTTCCGCAAAAATTACAGCTATTTTAAACGGTGCCGGTTATAATGCGGGGCTTATGTCGGGCGGAGAGGGGTTTAATGTTGAAGGTCCTATTGGTTCGTTTGGTGGTCAAGATACCGCATATGATAATATGATTGGTCTTATTCAATCACATTTCCCGGATGCGGGTGAAACTGCTATTGATGTGAGATTAAATACTAGTGTAGCTGGTGTAGAAGATCAGGAAGGGTTTGATGATTTTGACATTGGACCGCAGATTGATGAGCTTGTGCCTGATGGTTTTGAGGATGTACCTGTGGAGATCGCCGTGAAGGATGGTCCTGAAGACTATAGTGGTGTTTTAAGGCAGATGGTCACCAAGGATAAGGAAGGTTTCGCTAGAGATATGCTTAAGAATCAAATAAACGGGGAAAGTAAGGAAGAGACCGGGCTTGAATTATTGCCAACAAGCCCTACCAGGACTACAAAAATGCTTGATTCTTATAAGTCTGCTACTGCAAACTACCTTACTGAGCAAGTTGCGAGCGATACACGTAATAAGAAGCCAGAAAAGGAAAAGAACCAATCTTTCAAAGAGAAATATAAGCCTAGTTCTAGGTGGCAATTAGAAGAGCTTAGACGCTACGGTCTTTAAGCGCATTCTTTACAATTATTATCTTTGTACAATTTATCTAACTTTTCCTGCTGAACGTATTGGATGGGGTCTTGATATTTAGCATCAATGAAGCCCTTTACACGCATACTACTTGATGGTGTAGTAGCATCAGCTAGTTTATCTTCTCTATTACTGTAACAGGTCCAAGTATCTTTAAACTTAACACCGAGTCTAACACCTTCCTTAATAATTTCTTCTTTAGACATATCAAGCAAAGGTGCTTCAATCACGATTCTATTCTCTCTATTAAGATCGGTAATATTGTTAACTGTATCTACAAATTCCTCAGACCCGTCCCAGTAACCGGCTAAGGAATCTACTTGTGCTGCGCCATACCAAACAGTATCTGCTCCGACGCTTTCAGCATAAGAAGAACAAATAGATAAAAACATTAAATTACGAAACGGTACGTATGATATAGGTTGAGCATCACCTGCCATTTCACTAATATGTGGATTATCAATATCATTATTAGTTAGAGACGAGGTAGGAGCAATGTCCTTAATATACTTTACATCAAGAACTTTGTTAGTAACTTTAAAATTAAACCACCCACTAAACAGGTTATTAAAGTTATTAATTTGCTTATTTACACAAGTTAGTTCTCGTTTATGCCTCTGTCCATAGTCAAAGGTTATAGTATGTATTTCGTCATACCCGTTATCCTGTGCCATATACAGCAGCACAGATGAATCCATTCCACCACTAAGAGTCAGTACTAGCTTCTTTGATGTTTTCATTAATTAAATTTTCTAAGCCGACTTCTTCTGGAACGTCATCTTCCTTGTTACTATAAGACCACTCATCTTTAATTCGCTCTTCTACTTTAGGCAGGATAGTCTCTTCCCAGAGCTTAGTATCCTTTCTCCAATTCTTATAATATCCTAACTTAGTACCGTCTTCAAGCTGATAAGTAGCACCAGTTTGCACAACAGCACCTAAACCTACGGCAAGATCGACTAGACCATAATAACGATCTAATCCAGCAGAAAAAGAAAGATACATTTCGCCTTCAAGATACTGTTTAATAAATCTATTCTTTCGAGTCAGAGCTCTAATGATAACTCCGGAATATTTTTTCTGTCCAACCGCTAATTCACCATCAACAGTCTTACCTCCGTCATCTTTAATTGGCTTACGTGCTAATTGAACAGTTACAGAAGGTAGATAGATGCATGATTTACCTCCTGGCATGTTTTTTTCAATAGAAGGAAACAGAGCTGTAGGATCATCGTACACATGATTAGTGCAGAGAATAGTAGTTTGTGTAACGGACCCTAAATTAGTACAAGTTTGCATTAATGTTTTCATTGCACGTGCTTTTGTACCCATGTCAGTACTAACACTATCCTTACTCATACGCGTTAGTTCAAGTTCTGATTGAAGATTAGCTAAAGAATCAATAGCTATAATGAACTTACCTTCTAGCCCCTTCTCTCTCACCGCCATAAGGAATTTATACAATGAATTACGTGCTTGCTCAATGCTCGTACAAGGAACATATTTTACGTTACTAATATCTAAACCGAGTCTTTCAGCGCCTTCCGGATCAATCGCATTCTCTGTATCAAAAATAACAGGAATAAGACCATCTTCTTGAGCTTTGGCTAAGATTTTTTGAACAAATAGCGACTTACCTGTCATTGACTCCCCGGCCAGCATTGTTACTCTTCCTTTTGGAATACCCCCATGAATAGACCCGGAGATAATAGCATTAAGCACATACGAACCGGTATCAATCCACTCACCGACGCGGCTAAGCGTATTGTTATCTAAATAGGTTGCAAAAGGGTTTACTTTATCAATAGCATCTAACGCGCTAGTAATATCTTTATCCATATACCAGATTATAAGGTCTGTTATACTAATTTCAATAAAAAAGCCCCGAAAGGGGCTTTTAAAAAGGTGGGTGAGAGGATTTTCTGGTTACCTCCAACTTTCAGGTGGGCAAGATGCAGTTTCATCTTTTTCCCTACTTGTACTCCGTTCCCCTACACATAATAGTCAGTTGACCCT